AGAATCAATGAATATGCGAGACGCTATCTGTCGTCAAATGGGCATCTATCTTGTGCCGAAACCTGACTAACCTATTAACAATTTCCCTATGAAAACAAAACAAACGCCACAAAAACAGTCAAATAACCTAAAAACAAAAAAGCCAATTCGCTTTGTCGCTGCAGGTGACAATCACGGCGATATGGCAGACCCTGAGGCACTTGGAGCTCTCTTTGCTTTTTGCAAGGACTACAAGCCTGACGTCAGAATTGCCCTCGGTGATTGCTTTGACTTCCGAAGTCTGAGACGCGGTGTAGGCAACGACGCTGAATCAGCAGAGAGCCTTAAGGCAGACATCGACGCTGGTCTGGACTTCCTGAATAAATACCGACCTGACGTTTATCTATTCGGAAATCACGAAGCACGACTCGATTCTCTTATTTCGACCTCAGGCAGTGCTATTGTCAGGGACTACTGCCAAGACGTTAAAGACGGCATAATTCGCGGTGCTCGTAAGGCTGGTGCTAAAACTATCCTTCCGTATCACGCCGAAAAAGGGGTTTATCGTCTCGGTCCGGTTGCATTCATTCACGGATACGCCTACGGCAACAACGCCACGACAGAGCAAGGCAGGCACTACGCAGACAGAGGCGGTGCATTGATTCACGGACACACGCACAACCTCGCTCAAATTAACCTCACGAAGCACGAGGGTGGTGTAGCGTTTTCAGCTGGATGCTTGTGCCAGAAGGAAAACATGGACTACGCATCGCATAGACTCGCAACCTCTCGATGGGGTAGCGGATTCGCGGCTGGATGGATTGACGGCGATGATTGGAAAGTGTTCCTTGTGCACAAGGTCGGCGGTCGATGGATCTGGCAGGCTGACTTAAAAGTCTGGACTCCGCCGAAGTAACTCACAGAAGAAAACCATAAAACCACAAAACCACAAATCCACAAAACAAAACAAAACCCAATGAAAAAACAGCAAATCAACGACCCTGCTTACTTAGCGATAATGCTCGCTGAGATTCACAAGAAAGAAGAAAAAGTGCCTGATGGATATTATACATCGAAACAATGGTCTGAACGATGGAACGGAAGAGGAAAGCCAGATAAGATTCTAAAGATTGGAATCCTCGCAGGCATCATTGAACGCAGAGATTTCCGAATCATCGTTGGCGACGGACGAGTGCTCCCGATTGCGCACTATAAGTTTCTCGGCGAGGAAAAGAAGAAGCAGAATTTTAAGAAATTTAAGTCTAAAAAATCTAATTCTAAATAATTAGACAATGAATTCTATTCCTTGCTCAATCGAATCTGAGCAATACCTGCTCGGCGTTGTCATTCGGGACAACCTCGACCTCAACGAAATCGGACTAAAGGCTCAGGACTTTTTTGAACCTCGCCATCAGGACATCGCTCAAGCCGCGATTCTTTGTAAGCAAGAACTCATCGAAATTAACGAAATCAGCATCGGCTCAGTGCTTTTGTCGAAGGGGCTAAACTACACCACTTACATCAACGAGTGCACGACGAACGTAGGCTTTACTGCTCTGAACAAATTCTGGTCTCAGGAAATCAAACGCACTGCTAAACTCCGTCAGATTCAACTGCACGCCAAGAAGCTCCTCGACTACACAACCCAACCAGAATCCAACCCAGATGCTCTCCTCGATTACGCCGAGGGCACGTTTAAGTCTTTTAGCAGGGAGACGAAAACAGGACTCCAAGAGATGCATCTTAGTGCTCTGGCTGAATTCGACCGCAGCAACGATCCAGACCTCGTCATCGGAAAATACCGCTGGCTTTGCAAAGGTGGCTCGATGCTCCTCGTCTCGCAATCCGGTGTTGGTAAGTCGTCGTTCACGATGCAATTCGTCATTAGTTTGTGCATTAAGCACCCAAAGGGGTTTTTCGGAATAGAAGCACCCAGACCACTTAGAGTGGTAATCCTGCAAGCAGAGAACGATATCGGCGATGTCAGCGAGTCGTTTCAGGATATCACTAAGGGAATGAATCTCGGCTACCCGGAAATGGAACTGCTTAAGGAGAATCTGCGAATCTTCCGCGACACTGCTTCCGTTGGAACAGAATTCCTAAAGCGAATGAAGGAGCTCATCGTCCTGCACCGGGCTGATGTGTTCGTTGTAGACCCACTTTTATCCTTCGCTGGTATCGAAGTTTCCGACCAGAAGCAGATGACTGAATTCCTACGGCACGGCGTTGCTCGGGTGCTCGAGGAAACAGGGGCTGTTCTTTTAGCGGTGCATCATACTACCAAGCCTCGGTCATCAAAAGACCGTGAGGGGCAAACAGACGCTGATTTAGCCTACTCTGGTGCTGGAGCATCGGAACTCGTGAACTACGTCCGAGAAGTCGGTGTCCTACAGCGAGCACAGGGATCAGAACCGATATTTAAATTCTCGCTGACTAAACGCCGTAACCGAGCAGGGATGAAGAACTTAGAAGGCGACTTCAGTCACGATATTTACGTCAGGCACGCTCGGGACAGAAATTCCATCCGATGGGAATACAGCACAGCACCTGAAATAGGCACAGAGCCAGAAAAGCCACAAAAACAGCAAAAAACCCCGAAATTCTAATTCCTTAATGCAACTTACTTGCAATCTCAAAACCGTCTCAGCCGTGGAGAATGCTTCGGAGAATGCTTCGGAGAATGCTTCTTATCTCTTATAAAGAGATAAAGAGAATCTCACTTCGCTTCGCTTCCGCCTTCGGCTCGCTCTCTTGTTCGATTCTTAGATACAAGATACAAGATACAAAATACAAAACAAAATGAATAAACAAAACACAAAAGCACACAAGTCTCACAGATTGGCTAATCTCAGAAGAAAACTATGGAAGAATGAATATCAGAGAATGAAATCGATTGCTCAATCAGGGAATAAGCGATCCACCGAGAATCATCGCAGGAAGTCATTGGTGATGCGAGAATGGGTGCAGAATAGCATACCCAAAACAATAACCCCAGAAGCACTCAAGGAACTCATTGAATCATTGGATTACAAATTCAGCGATGGAAGGAATAAAAAGACTGATAGCTTTATCCGGAGACTTAAGGACAGAAATCTAATTCGGTTTGATTGGCAGTCAGGATGCTATGTTAATCTGACGAGAGAATAACTTATGACAACTTGCCTTTCTTTGCTTTGGGTGTTAATAACCTGTTGTGCAGAGGAAATCGTGCTATGACGTGCAAGCTCCTAAGGCGGACGCTCGGCGGTTTGATAAGTGGTTTTTCTCGTTGAGCAGGAAGGAGCAAGATAAGTTACGCGATCACGGTGTTTTACCTTATCGTGAAATGTGGCAGCCTAAGCACGTCTTTGAAGTGAAGGAGAACCACAAGGCTTGGGGAACGACTGACAGCACCGAAAGAATTGAAACAGAAGAATTTATTAGCAAGGAGCACGTGCTCAATTCACTCAAGGCATTCATGCAGGCACTAACGCAGACTGATTCATTCGTCATTCGTCGTCATATTGAATTCATTAAGTGGGCTCTGGAGATGCCAAGCCGGTTACCTTCTCGTCAGATTGCATCGATGTATGGTATGTCTCACGAAGGAATCATGAAGCGAGCACGATTCGTTCGCAGTCAGTTAAACGTGGCGGAACTTGTGACGCTGGATGAAGTGAAGGAATTCAGGACGAAGGATAAGAAGTCGAAACGGAAATCCAAATAGGGCAATAATATGGGATTAAACTACTATTACAAAAACAGGGAAAGAATGAAAGAAGTTTCTAAAAAATATGCAAAAAATTATTATTATAAAAACAAAAAAGAAAAACTTAAAAAAACTAAAGAATGGATGAATAAAAATTCAGAATATATTAAAAAATATAAATCTAATTATAAACACAGAAATTATTTTAGCCATCGTTCTACAATGATTAAAAACAGAAATAAAATAGGATTAGGAATGAGCCATAAAGAACACGCTACTAAGTTATTCTGGATATGGATTAAGCAGAAAGGACGATGTGCATATACAGGAACAAAATTACAATTTGATAGCACAACGCATTTAGACCATATTA